CTCTGCGGCATAGGGGGTCGCCGGTTCACTCCACGTACCCGGAGCCGCAGTCGGTACAGCCACAGCGATGCTGGTCTTCTTCCCTTGAATCGGCGTCTGACTGATCTTCTCATTGCGAGCAAGCCTCGAAAATGTGGGTTCATTCAAGTGTTCGGGATACCGCGAAGGGATGCCTTCGGTAATCACCGCCCCACCAATCACCGCGGTGACGGCCGTGGGTTTCTTCGGTGCCGAGAAGAGGTCCGACCCGCTGCGAGGATCGGAAAATCCGCTTGAGGCACTAGGACGTTCAACAGGAATACCTGGGATAATACCCATGATAATAGGCACCTGGCATTCCGAACCGTCCAGATAAAAACCCATCACCATGTCACCTTCTTTGATTTGCAATGATGAATTATCATTGAGCGGAATCAGAGGTTGGGCCCACGGCAAATGATCAGTTGGAATCGTGGATTTCATCTCGGTATGCGAACCCGCAATACGGACTCGGCATCGCCCAACCTGTTTAGGGTCTTTGCGATCTTCGACCACGCCTATCCACCAAATAAACTGATCTCCGATATCGGTTTCCATTATGCTAACCTCAGATTAGTGAGAACAGAACTATCGAGCGCGGTTGGCAATTCTTCCACCACCGAGTCCTTCGAGAGTTCAAGAATACAGATATACTTATTGCGGTCAATTTTGTGTTGAATAGCCGTAATCAAATAATTGCCCGAATAGAGTTTGTCGAGTCGCTTAGTTTCTGCAAGACCAATCGCGGCTGTAGGTAGATTGAGTGTGACCACTTGACCCACGCGGAGTGACATATTTCCAGGCAAGGATACCTTCAATTGAAATCCGTGGATACCTGACAGATACGCATTGCGTTGGAGCATCCAGGTTTCCACTTTATTATTGTCGACCGCGACACGATAATAGGAGTCGTTACGTTCTGTTTGAGTAATCCCCATACGATCTGGGCGAGCCTGCAAGAAGGTGTTCTTGTTGGAGTGCTTCGTCTGGCGGAAAAACTCGATGCCGTTTTGTTTTGAGAACTTGATTTGTTGATCAAGAATGTTGATTCGCATTAACTTGCTCGAATAGGTACCCGCTGCCACGGCTCGCATGAGGTCAGGGGCGTTGGTCAATTCATAGTCTTCCGCAGACTCCATTCGTTGCTGGGTATCTGATCGGTCGCTTTTTTCTCGTGTCTGTCCCGCGAGATTCAATGGCATAAAATTCACCACCTGAATGGGGTCTTGCTGGCACAGCAATTCGATAGAGTTGAAATGAAATCCCTCGCTGCTTTCAAAGAAGACAAAGGATGCACCTGTTGCTTGGCTCGTTCGCGCCATACGTGCCAACCAATTGATCGAATAGAACGGGGACCAAAACGGGAGGGTCACGTCAAAATTCCCTGTGGTAGAGGTCAATTCTGATAGAGGAAATTTCGTGGGACTGATCTTGAGTTGATTGTAGGCAATATCCTTGACGATGCTGGAAATGGTTGCTTGGTTGTAGATATCAGAAATCAAAATAGACTCATTGAGCAACACTTCCTCGGAACAAAAGTGTAGGATGTAATCTTCTGAACTGGGGGAGGCTTTCCTACGATTTGTGATTTTATAGATACGGAACGTCTTTTGTATCTTCAGTGTTGTTGAAGGCTTAATCAAGGTCACCGACAAATGCTCGCCGCCCACGATAGGAAGCACATTGATGATGTCCTGGGTATCACTGATGAAGACACTGCCGGTCATCGCATTGGCAAACAGGTCTTCATAGAGGACCAATTCACGCATGACAAGGCGAATGTCCACCTGTTGTCCACTGGAACTGGTGATGGTCAGTTCATCAAGTTGAAAATCTGTTGCAAAACCCAAACCATCAAAAGTAGGCATTAGGTCAATAGGCTTTCAAGTTCAGACACCACTTGTGACAAATGTGTATCTTGGAGGAGCACAATACTGCGCTTATCTTCATTGAGGTTGACTTCATATGTGTAGTTATCGACCACCGCACGGGTCGTGGTTTTTGTGACAGTGACACCACTACTAAAGGTGGTCACCACAGGCACAGGACTAGCGAGAGTCGCATACTTCTCGGCATCGATGATGAAGGTAGCGGTGCTACTATTACCCAACGAATCCGCTTTCGATTCGGTCATGGTGTAATGGTGCGTCCCACCTGATGCCGTCGCAATGGACCCATACTTATTCACGATGTAGCGTACCAAGTTCTGATAATCCTTCGGCCAATCAAGGAGAGGGTCGGTGATGTTATTGAACATGGTGACGACCCAGTGATACTTAGTCGACCCGTAAATCCTGTCAGCAATGGCTTCTGGAGTCTCGCCTTCAATTATCTGATAAGGATAGAACATGCGGGTGTTTCTTGTCAAATTGACAATAGGGGCCGCGCGCCGGAAAATATCAGTGACCCATTCAGTTTCCCCAGGTTGCCCCGAAGGATTCAGCGAGTAACTGATATACGGAAAATTTGAAAAATATGAAGCCGGCATTTAGAACCCCCTGTCGATCAATTCTTTGGTCATAAATTCCAATTCGCGGAATTGGAGTGTCATGCGCGTATTGACTGGCTGATTGTTGTCATAAAAGGCAGTACCCGATGGAGTGTAGTCCAAGGTGATGTTTTGCAAGACACAGGTGGAGATTTTTCCCATCGTATTCACGGAAAACTCAATATCAAACTCGGCTGGCGGCACGTAGTATCGTCCTATGCCAATCCCACCCCCCAACATCTCTGGTGCGGAATGAAATTTGAATTCCCTGATAATGTCTGCGACCTTCCCTGCCTCCTGGGAGGTCTGAGGAGAGAACATGAAATCAAATGTAAATTGGCGTAATTCAGGAGAAACATAGATCACGTCCACTTGTGGATTGATCGCAATACCCAGGACAGAGGCACCAAACTCTTTGTCCATCCCGAAGGTCTCCCCCAATATCTCAGCCGCCACACCACCAGCATTGCGGGCTTCGGGGGTTTGAAGACTTGCCAAGATACCAGCGGTCCCCCCCTTCTTTGCGGCTTCCGTGGATGACTGATACAACGGCGAGATCGCAGCCAGAGAGGACACTAACCCCATACCAGTAATCGCTGAGAGGTTGGAATCGTTAAATTTATTCGAGTAACTCCAATTCAAACCATCAGGCATGAATAAGCGAATGGCGGTCGCGGTGCGTTTCGTCTTACGTCCGAACCCAACATTGCTATTCCCAAAATTCTTCTGGAGGTTGTTGCCCAGGCTAGCGTTTATTTGTGCAGTGGAGCGAATGGATTGTTTGGTTTTCTTGTCAAAGATGCCATCGCTACTTTTGTTTGTAAAGGTTGAAAGTTCTTGTTTGTTGATATAGAACGTCATCCAGTAGGGATGGCGGGAACTCTTCGAGTCGAGATCACTGGGATATTGGAGAAACGTATAGCTGAACTTGTTCTCAGCCTTTCTCCTATGCTCGCCTTGTGGGCGAGACTCCGGTTGGTAGATAGACTCGGTGACACTCACGACTTGTTTGCCTGCGTCTAGCACGGCCTGCCCCGCATTTGAAACTGTTTCGAATACCCCTGGGTCTGCCATAAATAGCCTCCGTGAATGTTCAATCTATTTATGTCACCTCTTGGAACCCCATGAAAAAATACTACCAAGGCAAGTATACACCAGAAAATCCCCTCAAGTATGCCGGAAATGTTCATGAAATTGTCTATCGGTCCGGATGGGAACGCCAATTGATGATAAAATTCGACCGAGATAGGAATGTGGTCCTTTGGAATTCGGAAGGACTGGCCATACCCTATCGCTCCCCACTAGACGGCGCCCTTCATCGTTACTTTGTGGATTTTGTCATCCAGGTGCGTGGCAAAAACGGCAAGGACAAAACCTGGATCATCGAAGTCAAACCTCACAGCCAAACGCTCATGCCCAAGCAAGGCAAGAAAACCCGTAGGTTTCTGTCTGAAGTCGCCACGTTCGCGGTGAACCAATCGAAATGGACCGCGGCGGCCGCCTTTGCCAAAGAACAAGGATGGGAATTCCAAGTCCTCACCGAGAAACACCACCCCTTTGTATAGCGCATAAATAGAGTCATGACTACAATCG